CTCTTCTGCCCACGCCAACAGCTCGTCAGGCGTCAGCGATCCCTGGACATCCACGGATGCTCTCCGTGCGATCTCCCGGATCAGCTCGGCGGCGATCTGCCCCATCTTCTGGTGGTACGGGCAACAGGCGGCGTCCCCCACGGCCTCCGCCAGCTCCTGTAGGTTGACCTCAGTCCCTCCAACGTCCACCAGGACGATATGGTACTGGTCTGCTTCAGACATAGCGCGTCTCTCCTTTCAGGCGGCGCTCACGGTAGGCCGCAAGCTCTCGGGTGTATACGTCTTCGTCCACTCCGACGGCCTCGTCGGCCACGGTGACGGTCAGCTTCTTCCCCTCCAGGGGCTTGGTGCGGGCCCGGTGCCGCTCCCGCTGGGCGGCGGCTTCGCAGTCCCGGCACCGCTTGAGCCGGGCATCTGGCTTCCCGGAGCGGAAGGGTCGGCGGAAGGTCCAGGGGAACCGGGCGGTCCCGCAGGTGGCGCACCGCCGGTCCTGGATGACCTGGTGCGGCCACTGGCGGGCCAGGCGCTGGATCTCAGCGTCGAAGGCAGGGACCTGGGTGGCGTCCGGGTAGCCCAGGACCCACACCTCATCCCCACGGTTCAGGTCCAGGCCCCGGAGCCCGGCCAGGCCCCGGACCATGACCATGTGCTGGCGGTCCTGCTCATGCGCCTGCTCCAGGGCCCAGAGAAACTGGGACTCGCTGGACACCAGGACCCGGATCCGGTACGGACCGGAGAGGAGCCCGGCGGACTCGACGCTGTTCATGGGGTCCTCTCCTTGGGCGGCAGTGGTACGGCCCAGGGGGACGTTGACTTGGCGGGGCCGCCCAGGAGGAGCCCGATACCCTTGGCGACGGCCAGGAGGATGGTGAACAGGGCCAGGAAGATGAGCCCGGCTCCGATGGCGAGAAAGATGATGCTCCACATGATCTGGTCTCCTATTCTGAGGAAGGCGGCCCGGAGCCCCGTGCTGGCGACCCCGGGCTTCATCGGTCAGCCCTCCAGGATGCAGGCGTCCGCCCGCTTCACGTTCTCCATGATGGTGTCGTACACGTCCTCCCCGTTCGGGAAGTCCACCATCAGAAACTGCTCCTTCGACAGGCCCCAGGGCCCGTCAGCGGCGTCGGCGGGGATGTCCCCCTCCAGGAGGTCCTCCCGGACCGCGTATGCTCCCTCTTCCCCACCAGGGATGGGCACCAGGGTCCCGGCGGCCACGGCCATGTTCACGCCGTGGTTGTTCAGGTCCCGGATGAAGAACATCGCCTGCGGGAACATGATCTGACGCGCCAGCGTCACCATCCCCTTCCCGAAGGTCTTCATGAAGGCCAGCATCATCCGGTCCCCGTCCATCACGCCGTTGCTGACGAGACGGTTGAGGAGGCGGGCGTAGTAGGCGGCGGCCCCGGTCACGTCCGCCAGGCTCACCCTCGGGTTCCCCTCCGCGTCCTTCTCGGCGGTCGGGGCGGCGGCCTTCGCCTGGTCCCAGTCCACCCGGTTGAGGCGGGGGTCGTTCTCGTCGCTGGCGGTGAGCGCCCCACGCAGGGCGTCCAGGGGGTGCTCCTCCCCGGCGAACCCGGCACCCACGGACTCGGCAACCATCTTGCCGATCTCGGTGGTGAGGATCTCGGACATCATGATCGGGTCCATCTCTTCGAAATTGTGCTCCACGGTAGGTCTCCTGTGATGTGGAGTGAAAGCGGTGGGCGTCCGCGTGACGCCCTCCATAAATTGCGGGCACCGCACTTCCAGGTCAAGGGCCCCCTCCCCCAACCTAAATGGTTGGGTCGGCTCGCGGGGGCTACTAAAGAGCCTCCAGGGACTTCGGGTGGTGGTTGCGGCAGGATCCTCCATCCCACTCGACCACCAGGATGGGGTAGTCGCCCCGCCACCGGACCTCCACCACGGTGCCCCGGGCGTGGTGCCCGAAATCGCCGGGGTGGTGGGTGTTCCCGGTCTGCTCAACGTGGAGGGGATCCAGGCGGACCCGGTCGCCAGGTGCGAAGGCGCAGGGGATCGTCAGCGTCGTTCTCATCGGTCAGTCTCCTTCGGGCACACCAGGTGGACGATCTCCGTGTCCGGATCCCCGGACCAGGCGACCGCGTGAGGGTAGGGGCGGCAGTCAGCGTAGCTGTGCGCCTCCAGGATCTCCACGCGCCACTCCGCCACCCCCAGGGCCTCCCGGACATCCCGAAGCTCCATGAGGGCCCCTGCCAGGGCCACCGCGACCACCAGGACCAGGAGGGCGAGCCAGGGCTCGGCCCGCCACTCCGGGGCGCGGGGCGCGTCTCCCCAGGCCCTCATGAGAGGTCCTCCGTCCAGGTGTGGCCGCAGTCCCGGCACCGGGCCATCATGCCCCGGCTGGTCATGGCGGCCACGGCCTTCTCCTGGCACCGGCACATCGGGCAGGGGGAGGTGGCGGCCTGGACCTTCAGGCGCTCCAGCTTGGCCTCCCGGGGGGACGGGAAGGAGAACGCCTGGTCCTCCCTCTCCTGGGCTTCCTGGCGCTGGCGCTGGGCCTCACGGCGGCGCTGGCGCTCTCGTTCGATGGCGACTTCGCGCCGCTCAATCCAGATGGGTCGTCCGTACATGGTTCAGTCCTCCTTCGGTGCGTAGGGTGCGGCCAGCCAGGAGAGGGCGTCCTCCTCCCAGCTCACCATCTCAGGGATGTCCAGGTACCATCTCCCGGTCTTCGGGTTCAAGGTCCAGCCCGGGTCGAACGCGGTAGCTTCCCGGATCCGCTCCCCCTCAGCGCCCATCAGACGGACGCAGGAGGCGGCCAGGGCCAGGGCCCGGGGGGAGGTCTTCCCCACCGGGCTCAGGTCCTCCTGGGAGCGGGGGAAGTGGACCACGAACGACTTCCCCTCCCGGGTGATGGTCCAGCCTGCGGCATCGCACAGGCGCTCCAGGGCCTGGATCGTGCTGGCTGTGGTCCTCATGCCTGGGCCTCCTCGGTCGGCACCAGGTGGACCTGGTTGCCTTCGACCCGGAGGGTGCCCACCCGCTCGCCCAGGCGGTCCGTATCGAACCAGTGGGCGGTGCCGGTGCGGCGGTAGACCGGGGCCCCGTCGTAGGGCAGGCCCTCCTTCTCGGCCTCCACCACAAGCTCCTCCTGGAGCCCGTCGGGGAAGGCCCGCTCGGCCCGCCCCATGGCCAGGTACATCGGCTTGTCCATCCCGGTCCGGAACCAGGGCTTCCAGTCGTAGACCATCCTGGTGATGGCGACCTTGTCCCCGTCCGGGGTCTCGGCCTGGATCCGGTTGTTCTTCCGTGCGGTGTAGAGGTAGACTCCCATCGTTCTGCTCCTATCGGTCAGTAGGGTGGCGGAGCCCCCGGGCGAGTCCCAGGGGCCCCTGGTGGATGTTATCGGGCCAGGCGGGCGGCCTGGGCCTTCAGGCGCTCCTGGCGGGCGTCGTTGGCCTTCCGGAGCTTCGCCAGGGCCTCCCGGCCCTCAGCGGTCATCCCGTCGGCGTCCAGCTCCACCCGGACCGGGGATCCCGACGGGGCCCGGTGGGCCTTCAGGGCCTCGCCCAGGAGGGCGTGGAGCCGCTCGGCCTCGGCCCAGGAGAGCCCGATGGTCTGTCTCATGCCGGACCCCACCGTGACCTCCAGGTCGCGGCTGGCGAACCCCGTGTCGGTGTTCACCTCCACCGACTCGACCCGCTCGGCCTGGCGCTTGGCCCGGCGCTCGGCCTCGGCCTGGCGCTCGGCCTCACCCAGACCGTGCTCCTTCCAGTAGCGGTCCAGGGCGTCCCGGATGGCCCGCTGACGCCGCCAGGCGTTCTCGTCGCCCGCCTTGCGCTCGCTCTCCGCCATGCGGTAGGAGGCGGCCAGGGTCATGCACAGGCCCCGGTGGAGGGGCGCGTTGTCCAGGCGGCGCTGGGCCTCGGTCCGGAGGCGCTCCAGGTGGATCTCCAGGCTCTTGCCCGGGCCGAAGCACTTCTGGCAGAAGGTCCCACGCTTGGCCAGGGAGTCCACCTGGTCCGGGCGCTCAATCGTGATTTCGATGTTGGCCCGGACGCCGCAGTAGCTGTGGTTGTAGCCCAGGTGGAGCTTGTTGCCCGTCCGGGTCCGCCACACGCGGGTCTCGGAGGGGAGGCGACCGTTCATGTCGCGGCGGTCGCGGTAGCTGGCGATGCGGTTGTAGCTGTCTTCGATCTCACGCACGGTCACGACTTCGATGCGGTCCGGATCCGTCGCCGTCTTGGCGGTGCGGAAGGTCGCGTTGTTGAAGTCGAAGGTCTCGTTGATCCAGATGCTCATGGTCAGTCTCCTCAGTCGTGGGTGGGGGCGGCGGCTCCGCCCCTCACCACTGAATGTACACTTCTATGCGTCGGGCGCAAGGGGGTGATGGAAATTTCTTCACCACCCGAACGCCAGGAGGGGTTCTCCCGGATCTCCTTCCGACGCTGGCGCTGGCGCTCCCGCCGCTCGCGCCGCTGGGCCATGTCCGCCTTGTGCTGGCGCTCCCGCTCCTCCAGGACCTGGGCCTCGTCGGCGGGGAGCCCCTCGGCCCTGGTGGGCATCCGGACGGCCCACAGGACCCGCGCCCGCTTGCTGTTGGTGGGCATGGTGTCCGCCAGGACACCCCCGTCCTGGAGCAGGAGCGTGTGGCCGTTGACGTGGATCACGAAGGTGCCCTGGGGGAAGGCCCGGCAGAACATGGCCACCGTGGGCCAGTAGGACCGGCCCGTGGAGGCGTCCTCGATGTCGTGGTGGGACACGTCCGTCCCGCCCAGGTCCTCGACCAGGAACCGGTGCCAGGCGCTCGTCAGGACGCCACCCGTCTTCCGGAAGGGCATCCCGGGGATGCTCAGGAGAAGCTCCGCCGCCTCCAGGCGGGGGACGCCCATGAGGGCGGCCAGGACGGTGGGGGCGCAGAAGCGGGCCATGGTCTGGACGGCGTCGGGCTTGCGGGTCCAGGCGGGGGCGGTGGTGTGCTCGGTCATCGGTCAGTCCTCCAGCTTGGTGCGGGTGAGTACGGTCTGCTTGGCTCCCTGGTAGGAGCCGTGCTCCTTCACGGTCCCGGTGATGGTCACCTGGTCGCCCTGCTCCACGTCCCAGACCCAGGCGGAGGTGGAGAAGGTGACGGCCTGGTGGTGGCCCCGGACCAGGAGCTTCACCAGGCGCTTGGGCCCGTAGTAGCCGTCCAGGTCCTTCACGAAGACCACACGGGCGGGGACGGTGATGCGCTGGCCCACGTCGCCCAGGTGCTCGCTCAGGCTCGCTTCCTGGGCCCGCTCGTCCTCCCGGGCGAAGGCGTCGTGGGCGGCCTGGATCTGCTTCTCGCTCAGGGAGCCCTTCTGCCGGAGCTGAGTCTGGAGGCTGGCCAGGAAGCCGCCCGGGCGCACGTCAGCGGTCCAGAGGCGCTCCAGGCCGTGCTCCTGGATGAAGGCGGCCCGCTCGGCTTCGAAGGCCCGGCGCTTCGCCTCAGCGGCCTCCTCGGCCTTCTGGCGGCGAGCCTCCAGGCGATCCTGGCCAGCCCGGGTGCGGACCTTGGTCTTCACGACTTCGAAGGTCCGGGAGTCGCGGCCACCACAGCGGAAGCAACGGCCACCGTCGATGTGCCAGCCAGCCCAGCCACCGGCTCCACCACAGCGGCGGCAGGGCTCCCGGGTGATGATGACGCCGACGGTGCCGGACTTGCCCATGCGGGCCCGGGCGGCGAGGTCAGGGTCCACCGTGGATCCGTCTTCGTGGTAGAGGGTGGGGATCCACTGCTTGCACTCCTGGTAGACGTGGTTCCAGAAATCGTCGGTGACCACGTCGCGGGAGTCCTGGGGGGCCAGGAAGGGGGTGAGGTCCGTGGAGCGGTACATCATCTCTTCCACGATGTCCGCGTCTTCGGTGTGCCAGGAGGCGTCACCGGTCTCGGTGGCCATCATCCAGCGGAAGGCGGTGCGGGCGAGGGGGCGTCGGCTCGTCATGTCAGTTTCTCCAGTCAGGGTAGATCGGGCGGACACCCTACGTTACCACCTTCGCATGAGGGAGTCAAGGGCGACGTGCAAAGAATTACATGGCCAGGTCTGGCCGTGGGGAAAGTAGCGAACGGGCGTGCGCGGGAAGCAAGGCTCATGCCAGAGGACGGGGCCGATTTGCCGATTTGCCGATTCCTTGCCGATTCTTTGCCAGACCTAAGTCGTTGGCGCACATGAGGTTTTCCGATTTGCCAATTCTTCTGATGAGGTTATGTGTGTGGAGAATATAGGGGTAATGGCATATGGGTCATATGGGGTACTTCATATAGGGTGACTCCCCCGGCTGAGAATTGGCAAATCGGCAAGAACTCTGTAAGTGCCTGGCCAGGAAGGAGTTAGGCCATGCCAGAGGACTGGCAAGGAATCGGCACGAATCGGCAAGATCTCGTAAGTCGTTATGGGGCAAGGGGTTAGAGCGGGAGGAGAATTGGCAAGAATCGGTTCTGTAAGTTGTTGCAAATTACAGACTTATGCGACCGACGCACTGAGAGCCTCTGAGAGCGGCGTTCGTTGCGACGGACGTATGAATACCCATGGAAAATGGGAAATGGCTTAACCATGCGGTTTTTCGCACATTGACCAGGACAGAGATCGTCGCTCTCAGGCGATCTGGTGCATGGCACGGGGCTTGCTGTGGTGGTATTGTCTCACGTTGGCGGTCGGCGCTACCCTTCCGGGCATGAGCGGACAACCGATGAAGAGACGATTCGACCGCGCCCTGGAGGCGAAGGCTGAGGACTACGACCTGACCGGCCATGAGGAGCTGACGCCGGGGGAGGTCTACTTCTTCGGCAGGATCGCCGCCGGGGCGAAGATGGGAGACCTGGCGGAGGAGTTTGGCGTCTCCCGGCCCTGGCTCTACACCTGGCTCAAGGTGAAGGACCGCCGCCAGGTGAGGGAGGCCGCGTACCAGGACGCCAAGCGAGCGGCGGCGGACTACCACGCCGAAGAGGCCGGGTCCGTCCTGGAGCGGGTGGGGGCGGATCCCACATCGGCTGAGGTGAGCCTGGCCGGGAAGAAGTCGGACCATCACCGCTGGCTCGCCACGGTCCTGGACCGGGAGGCGTATGGGCCGAAGGGCCAGGAGGTGAACGTCCACCTGGACCTGGGCCAGCTCCACATCCAGGCGCTGGAGGAGGTCCAGGCCGAATGGGAGGAGGCGGAAGGGGAGGTGCTGGAAGCTGAGGTGGAGCCCATCCAGGAGGAGGGATGAACCGGATCCCGGTGGACGTGTGGGAGGTGGACGAGGAGATGGAGGGCGACCTGTGCGCCCGGTGCTCTCGACCGCTGGATCCAGGTGATGTCCAACCGGAGGTGCTGAGGTGCGTGGCCCTGGCCTACGGTGGCCTGGCTGTCCAGGCCGTGGCCGTCCACCGCTCCTGCTGGGAGGAGGGGAGAGGGGAGGCCAACCTGTTCCTGGCCGCACACTGTGACCGGGCCATGGATGGCTGGGAGGAGATGCTGTCCATCATGCGTGAGCAGGTGGACGAGCGCAGGCGTGAGGACCAGGAGGGAGAGGAGTGGAAGGGATGACCAGGCCAGCAACGAACCAGGCCAGACCGGGTCCAGCGACCGCCGCACTGACAGCAACGCCCACGCCCGAGACGGCGACCTGCCAGGCTGACGCACGTCGCATAATGGGTATTATGTTAACCTGGGGGTCTGCCATTCTGACTGGGTGCCCGCCATGTTGACAGGTGCGGGTAGCCTGCGGTGCGCCGAAGCGGCAGGAGCCCCCCGGGGGGTGGGGTGGACCCTCTGGCCGAAGCAAAAGGAGGTTCTGGCACTGTCTGGGACCGCCGCCTCGAAAAATTTCGACGCAACAAATTTCGACATGAGGTCTTACCATGCCCGCAAGTGACCCGATCCAGGTCCTGAAGGACTTCATCCGCCGATACGGGCGACCCGGGGATCCGGAGGGACCCGTCCGGTTCGTGAAGGAGGTTCTGAGGGTCAAGATCGACCCCTGGCAGGAGGCGTCCCTGCGGGAATACGGGCGGGGAGGCCGCCGCATCTCCATTTCGGCCTGCCACGGACCCGGGAAAACGGCGTGGGCGAGCTGGCTGGTGATCCATCACCTGGTGACGAAGTACCCCCAGAAGACCGTGGCCACGGCCCCCAGCTCCGCCCAGCTCAACGACGCCCTGTTCGCGGAGGTCATCAAGTGGATGCGGAGGCTCCCGGAGCCCATCCAGGCCCTGTTCAACATCAAGTCGGACCGGATTGAGCTGAAAGCCCGCCCGGAGCAGAGCTTCTTCGCCGCCAGGACGGCCCGGCCAGAGAAGCCGGAGGCCCTCCAGGGGGTTCACTCCGAACACGTCCTGCTGATCGCGGACGAGGCGTCCGGTGTCCCGGAGGCCATCTTCGAATCGGCGGCAGGATCCATGTCCGGGCACTCGGCCTGCACGGTTCTGCTCTCCAACCCGACGCGGACCAGTGGATTCTTCTTCGACACCCACCACAAGCTCAAGGATATGTGGTTCACGGTCCGTGTGAGCCATGAGATGTCGAGCCGGGTGTCGGATGACTTCGTGGAGGACATCGCCCGCCGCTACGGGCGGCACTCGGACGCCTTCCGGATCCGCTGTGAGGGCCTGTTCCCCCGGATGGACACGGACACGATCATCCCGTTCGAATTCGTGGAGCTGGCCCGGGGCCTCCCTTTCCCGGAGGGACCCCGCCCCCGGCCCGTGTGGGGGCTCGACGTGGCCCGCTACGGCGACGATGCGTCCGCTCTGGTGGCCCGGAATCACATGAGCCTGGACCCGGAGGTCCTGGAGAGACACGATGGACACCGTGGGCCGGGTGAAGCGGCGGTACGAGGATGCGCCGCCGGATCGGAAGCCCACGGTCATCCTGGTGGACGCTGTGGGGATGGGCGCGGGGGTGTTCGACCGTCTCCGGGAGCTTGGGCTCCCCGTCCGGGACATCAACACCGGGAACAAGGCCATGGACCCGGATCGGTATACCAACTTGCGGACGGAGCTATGGTTCAAGGCCCGGGAATGGTTGCAAACTGGTACGAGGGCCATGCCAGGCGACGATCCCCTCCTGGAGAAGCTCCAGCAGGAGCTTGTGTCCGTGAAATACGGGTACGACAGCTCCGGAAGAGAGAAGGCGGAGACCAAGGAGGAGATGAAGAAGCGGAAATTGCCGTCTCCGAACCTGGCGGACGCCTTCGTGCTCACTTTCGCGGAGGATGCGGCCATCACCACACATGGATCCGAAGGCGGGGGCCTCAAGACCCTCGGGTTCGGTGACGAAATCGACTACCGGAGAGCCATCGTATGAACATCGAAGACGTTTTTGGCGCAGAGATCATCGACCTGCCCGAATACGGGCCCACAGGGGTCGCTGATCCCGCCCCGGACCCGGAAACGCTCCAGGGACAGCTCAAATCGCTGGCTGAGGAGGCCAGGAGCTGGTTCCGGGAGAACATTGAGCCGGACATGGCGGAGGCGACCGATTACTACTACGGTCGCCCCTTCGGAGACGAGAAGGACGGGGCCTCGCAGGCCGTTTCGACGGATCTGCGGGACGTGACCATGGCCCAGCTTCCGGACCTGCTCCGGATCTTCCTCGGCCCGGAGAAGGTGGCCAAGTACAACCCCAGGGGTGAGGAGGACGTGCCCCTGGCGGAGCAGATGACCGACGCCATCCACTACACGATTGAGCACCACGACGGGGCCTTCCTGGAATTCCACTCCTGGATGAAGGATGCCCTGGTCCGCCGGATCGGCTGGGTGACCTGGTGGTGGGAGAACGACGAGTACGAGAAGCGGACCCTGGTGTTGGACCCGGCCACCGCCCAGGCGCTCCTCCAGCAGGCGGAGATGAACGGGGTCTCGGTTCAGATCCTGGACGTGCAGGAGGCCCCGGACACCTTCGGGCTCTACGAGATCACCGTCGAGTACCAGACCCAGACCGGGAACCCCTCCTTCGCCTGCATCCCGCCGGAGGAGGTCTGGTTCACCCCCGGGGCCCGCTCCGTCGAGGACGTGAACATCCTCGTCTGGTCCCGTGAGCGGACCGTCGGGGAGGTCCTGGAGATGGGCTACGAGCTGGACGAGATCGAAGACTTCATCGGGGAGAAGCGGGAGTACAGCGACGGCGAGATGAAGAGCGCCCGCCACGTCGGCTCGGGGAAGAGCCGCGAGGCCCACACGGAGTATCGCCACCGCTCGACCGACGGCCCGATGTCCACCCGGCCCATCGTCTTCAGCGAGGTGTTCATGCGGACCGACAGGGGTCTGCGGCGTTTCGAGTGCGCCGGGAACGACTTCCACATCCTGAACGGCGAGGGCGAGGAGGTCTCCGACATCCCGTTCGCCTACCTGACCCCGGAGCCGGAGCCCCACACCATCGTCGGGCTCTCCAACTGGGATCTCCAGAAGGACGTTCAGCGGATCAAGTCCCAGCTCATCCGGGAGATGCTCAACTCGCTGGCGCGGTCGGTGGATGAGCGGATGGAGGTGGTGGCCAACGAGGTCTCCATCGCGGACCTGCTGAACCCGATGGCGTCCAAGTACATCCGGGTCCGGCGTCCGGGGATGCTCCGGGAGCTGACCCACACCTTCGTGGGCCAGCAGGTGCTCCCGGTCCTGGCCTACTACGACCAGATGAAGGAGGACCGGGGCGTTCCCCGGGCCGCCGCCGGGCTGGACCCCGACGCCCTCCAGTCGAGCACCCGGGCGGGTGTGGTGGCCACGATCCAGGGCGCGAAGGCAAAGGTGGAGATGATCGCCCGGATCTTCGCGGAGACCGGGTACAAGCGCCTGTTCAAGGGCCTGGCCCAGCTCATGAAGGAGCGGGGCGGCCCCACCATGATGCGGATCTCCAACGGGCCCTCCATGGTGGATCCGACCCAGTGGAACCTGGACTTCGACCTCACCGTCGAGGTGGCGCTGGGGGTGACCGACAGGGACACCCAACTCCAGGCCATCCAGGCCATCATCCAGGGCCAGATGGCCCTCCGGGAGAACGGACACCCCGCCGTGGGGAACCAGCACATCCGCCACGCCTTCAGCAAGGCCATTGAGCTGGCCGGGTACAAGGACGTGAGCAACTTCATCGCGCCCTGGGGCCCGGAGGAAGAGACCCAGCACCAGCAGATGCTCCAGGAGGCTCAGAAGAACCAGCAGAGCCCGGAGGAGATGCTGTTCATCATCGAACAGGCCAAGATGACCCTGGAGCAGGCGAAAATCGACCTGGACCGGGATCGCATGATGCTGGAGGACGAGCGGAAGCGCGACGAGATGGAGCTGAAGGCCGCCATCGACCAGATGAAGCTCCAGGTGGAGGAAATGAAGGCCCAGTTGGACCTGAAGGCCAAGGTGAACGCCGCCAAGGAGGCAACCCGTGGATCTGAGTGACATCCTGCTCGGTTTCGAGCAAATCAACCCCGGATTCGACCTCCGGGGCGACCCCCAGGTCCTGCGCCAGGCCGCTTTCGAGGCCCGGCAAGCCCTGGACCCCAATCACACCGTCTGGAAGACCCTTCGGTTCTTGCAGGCGACGAAATTGCGGGACTGGTACAACGCCGACAGCGTCGAGGAGCGGGAGAAGCTCCACGGCGAGATCCGGGGGCTCGGAGACCTGGAAACCCAGCTCCGGCAGATCATGGAGACGAACGACGCGGTCCAGGAGGACCTGCGAGAGAACGGGCCGGACTTCCGGACCCTATAGTGCGTTCCACGCAGTGGACGCGACCCTATTACCCTGACAGAATGGGAACATGAGCGACCAGACCAAGAACACGGGACTCCGCCCGGATGAGGCCAGCCTTCTCCTTCCGCATGAGCGAGGAGGTGCCGAACCGGAGCAGAACAACCTGTCGGACGGATTGCTGGACGAAATCCTCGGTGAAGATGGTGCCGGGGTGACCGACGAGTACGAAGTGGACGAAGAGGTCTCCGACGAGGAGGAAACCGACGCCACTGAGGACGAGTTGGAGGACGAGTACGAGGACGAGGACGAGGACTCGGAGGAGGGCCCCGACGAGGGAGAACCCGACGATGAGGACGAGGAATCGGACGAGGACGAGTCTGACGACCATCGTGTAGCGGAGGACGCAGTCGTTTTCGAGGACGAGCAGGGGAACCCTGTGACGGCCAAGGAAGCCCGGCTGGGATACCTCCGCCAGGCGGACTACACCAGGAAGACCCAGGAGCTGAGTGGGGAGCGCAAGCAGACCCTCCAGAGCCGGGAGCAGGCCCTGAGTGCAGTCCAGAGTGCGAGTGAAGCGTTGGAGGACGTGGAGATGGTGATGTCCCAGCTCGCTGGGAGCCCGCCGGATCCGCGTCTACGGGAGCAGGACCCCGGTGAGTATGCGGCCCAGGTAGCCGACTGGCAGAACCGCCAGCGGATGATCCAGGGGCTCCGACAGCGGAGGGCGCAGGAAGCCCAGAAGCTCCAGCGGATGCAGTCTGAGCAGGTGCAGGACATCCTGCGTGAGGAACAGCAGAAGCTGGTGGAGCGACTCCCGGAGTGGCGGGATCCCCAGGTCCAGAAGAAGGAGCTGGAGCAGATCGCGGACCACTTCATGACGGAGTACGAGTACACGCCGGAGGAGCTGGGACAGGTGCAGGATCACAGAGCCATGGTCATCATGCGGAAGGCGATGCTCTACGATCAGCTCCAGGCCCAGGGCAAGGAGACTCTGAACCAGCCCCCGCAGGGGAAGGTGAAGAAAACCAAGTCCCGTCCGAAGCCGAAGGGGAAGAGGGTTTCCCGGGGCAAGGATGGCCGATTCGCCCGCAACCGGAAGAAGGCGCTTCAGGAGCAGTCAGCACGACTCAGTGAGACGGGTAGCGTCGAGGACGCCGCCCGCGCAATCGAAACCCTCCTCGGAGACGAGCTTCTGTAGCCGCTCCGGGGTAACATGGGGGCAGAGCCCCCGGAGAACCAACCATGGCCGCTGTATCTGGAACCTTCCAGACGCACCAGGCAATCGGTGAGCGCGAGGACCTGGCTGATTTCATCAGCCGGATCTCGCCGGAGGACACTCCCTTCCTGACGGGAGCGGGCGTAGGTAGGCCCGCCACCGCTGTGATGACGGAGTGGCAGACCGACACCCTGGCCGCGTCGGACACTGGCAACGCCCGCATCGAAGGTAACGATGCGACTTTCTCGACCCCCAGCCCCACCGTCCGCGTGGGCAACTACCTCCAGATCTCCGACAAGACTCTGATCGTGTCGGGAACCCTGGAGGCCGTGGACAAGGCCGGACGCCGGAGCGAGCTGGCTCTCCAGCTCGCCAAGCAGGGCGCGGAGCTGAAGCTCGACCAGGAGGCGATCTGCCTCATGGCCCAGGGCGGAGATGCCGGTGGAGCCTCGACGGCTCGGAAGCTGGCCTCGCTCAACGCCTGGCTGAAGACCAACACCAACTTCGCCACCGGGGGTGCTCCCGCCGGAGCGGACCCGACGTACACCTCTGGTGTGCCGGGCGCGGCTCGTACCGACGACGGCACGGGTGAGCGGGCCTTCACGGAGACCATCGGTAAGGCCGTGATGCAGTCCCTGTGGGAGAACGGTTCCAAGGCCAACACCATCATGGTGGGGCCCTACAACAAGCAGTACATCTCCGCCAACTGGAGCGGAATCGCGTCTCGGACCATCGACATTTCGCAGATCCGGCCCACCCAGGCCATCGCGGCCATCGACGTGTACGTCGGTGACTTCGGTACCTACCGGGTCGTGGCTTCGCGTGAACAGCGCGAGCGGGATGCCTGGTTCCTCGACTTCAACTACGTCGAGCTGGCCTACCTGCGCCCCTACATGGTGGAGCGGCTGGCCAAGACCGGTGACGCCGACAAGCGCCTCATGCTCGCGGAGTGGACTCTGCGGGTGAAGAACGAGGCCGCGCACGGCGGAGCGTTCGACCTGGCCACCTCCGCGTAAGCGGTGAGCCAGTAGCAGTGAGAGGGGGGTCTGGGGTTTCGGCCCCAGGCCCCTTTCCGCATTTAACCCCCAATCCGACTTAAACCGAACCGACAGATGCCCAAGTCACACCTGGTGAAATTCGACGCGGTCTCCAGGAAGACCATGCGGATGCACGAACCTGGCCACACCGGAGAAATCATCTTCGAACAGGTCACGGACATCTCACCTCACCTGGAGCTGAACAAGGAGATGAAGAAGGACCTGGACGGGACCCGCTTCGCGGACGGCCAGGACCTCTACGCCCGGATCCCGCCGGAGGTCTACTGGAACCTGCCAGCGCACATCCGGAACGATGAGAAGGAGTTCGACAAGTGGCTGAATCACGAGGACCAGGAGCCCTTCCGACTCCGCAACGCGAGGATCATCTGATGAAGATCATGGTGGCGGTACCCACTCATGTGAAGGTCCCGGCGCTCTTCGCCGCTGACCTGGCCAACCTGTTCGCCTTCACCGTCGCTCGGTTCCCGGAGGGGACGGAGCTGGGGCTGGTGATGCGGGTCGGCACCTACGTCCACTCCGCCCGGAACGAGCTTCTCCGGGAGGCGCTTCGGCAGGAGGTGGACTACATCCTGTGGCTGGACTCCGACATGAGGTTCCCGCCGGACACGCTCCTGCGGCTCCTCTCGCACCGGATCCCGGGGCTGGTGGGGGCCAACTACTCCACGAAGGACTTCCCGGGCCGGTTCGTGGCCATCAAGGAGGTCACCAAGCCCGGGGTGCCGGGGAAGGTCCTGGTGACGGACGATGACTCAGAGGGGCTGGAGGAGGTCGAGGCCATCGGCTTCGGCGTCTGCCTCCTGGACATGACGGCGGTCCAGCACCTGGACCCGGAGGATCCGGACTTCCACCCGTTCTTCTTCGAATGGGTGGAGGGCATGGGGACCCAGTACGGGGAGGATGTCCTCTTCTGCAATTCCCTTCGTGAGGAGGGCAAGCGTATCTTTGTGGACCACGACCTCTCCAAGGTGGTGGCCCACATCGGGGATTACGAGTACACGACGGGCCACGCGGCTCTGTCGGAGGAGATGAAGAATGGCCCAGATCACCAGCTATAGCACCCTCCAGGACCAGGTGGTGTCGCACCTCATGAGGGGTGCCGACAGCGCGTTCATCGCGGACGTGCCCACGCTGATCCAGCTCGCTGAGGCTCGCCTCAAGCGGGACCGCCGGGTGCGCCAGGCGTGGGTCGTGGACCCGGTCGCGGTGGGGTCGGAGATCATCACCCTGCCCACCGACTTCAAGTCTCTGATCTCGTTCACCCTGACCGGGCCCACCTACTTCGGGCCCCTCACCCAGGTCTCCATGAACGAGCTGGAGGACCTGAAGCAGTCGCAGGGGGACGCCTCGGGTGTGCCCTCTCACTTCGCCCTGGTTGGCGGGAAGCTCTACATCCACAAGGTGCCCGGCGAGACCTACAGTGGCCGCATCGTCTACGAGCGGACCATCACGAATCTCTCCAGCACGACCACGACCAACTGGCTCCTGACCAACCACCCCGACATCTACCTCTACTCGGTGCTCATGGAGGCCGCTCCCTACCTGAAGGATGACAACCGTCTCCAGGCGTGGGAGGCCATCCGGGAACAGCGCCTGGAGGATCTCAACGCACAGCGGCAGGACCTGGATCTCAGCTCCCAGGCCCAGCCCAACACCGGAGTAGTCTTCGGAGGATAACGAGCCATGGCCACCGCCAACTACGGATACAACGAGCCCGTCGTAAACGGATCCAACGGGACCTGGGGGACCCTGACCAACGCCAACTGGGTGTCGGTCGATGAGGACCTGAAGGCGGTCTCCGACGTGGCCGACGCCGCTCTGGCCCGGGCCGGGGGGACCATGACGGGGAACCTGAAGGTCCTGACCCAGACCTACACCCTGACGGACGAGGGCACCGGGCTGTCGGGCACGGTGACCCTGGACCTGGACACGGCGGACTTCTTCGCCCTGTCCATCACCGGGTCCACGACCATCGCCTTCTCCAATCCCCCGTCGAGCGGCGAGGCCCGCTTCATCACCCTGGAGATCACCTCCAACGGTGCGGCGGTCTCCTGGCCCGCCTCGGTGAAGTGGTCCAACGGGATCACCCCGACGCAGTCGAACGGGGTGGACCTCTACACCCTGGTCACCAGGGACGGAGGGACCACCTGGTACGCGGCGAGGGCGGTGGAGGATGCAAACTGATGATGGGCTTCTTCATGTCCGGCGGGAACGACGCGGCTTCGTCGGTCGTTCCTAACCCGGACTGGGTGTGCTCGGAGGAGCTGTCCGGCTTGGTGGACCTCAACTTCGATCCGCTCCTTGTCTACTCGGAGCTGGACACGAAGGTGGCCATCGGGACGGCCCTGGGGGTGGCTGAGACCCCGACGAGCACGGTGTTCGAATCCACCCAGACCATCGGGGACGGGATCCCCGACTACGCCACCAACATGACGGCCTACCAGGCGGAGCAGTACACCTGGTTCATCAAGC